GGCCTCATTGGCCGTCTCGACCAAGCCGCGCAGCACGGCCGAGCTGGACTCGCCCTGGCCAACTCCGGCAGCGCCCGAGCGTGCGCGCTGGGCCGCGAGCAGGCGCCGCAGCCGAGCCTGGTCGGCCTGCCGCTCGGCCGCGACGTCCTGCTGGATCGCGCGGATCTGCTGATCGCGGTCGGTGTTGATCGAGCGCGCCTGGCGCCGTGCTGCCTGATCGGCAAGGGCGAGATTCAGCCCGACCGATGCCAAACTGCCGAGAGCACCCATCAGCTGTTCACCTTCAGTTCTGTGGTTACGGACATGAGGGCGAAGGCGCGTGGCGCGTCCTGCTGGATCCGCCAGGGCAGCTCGGTCATGCCGCGGCGCCAGCCGAGCGCGCGAAGCGCGTGGTCCCCGGTGAACGGTGCCGGCGTAGGGCCGCCGCTCGGGTCGAGCATCACCTCCTCCAGCCCGTTGCCGGTGTCGATCGCGAGGCTGCGGGTCTCGCGCAGGCGCAACGTGACCCGGACCGGACGGTAGAGCGCATCCTGCGGTGTGCCGCGGACTAGGCCCGGACTAAGCGGCAAGGGCTCGATGAGATGCTCGAACGGCAGGCCGACCATCAAGGTCGATGCCGGCTCCGCCAGGGTGACCTGGCCACCGCTGACCACCGCGTCGCCGACCACCTCGTCATCGGCGACCAGGCGGACGGTCTTGCCGCTCAGATGGCCAAGGCCGGTCCAGACCGTGGCCGGGCTCATGGCGATCAGGATTTTGCCGGAATCGACGTACAGGTCGTCCTGCAGCCGCTCTAGGAACACGCCGGTGCTGCGCTGGACCAGGAGCTGAGTGGCGCCGTCGGCCACGGCGACCGAGAGCACGTCGCCGTCGGTCTCCAGCCGGCTCCAGGCCACGATGTCGGCATTGCGGTAGATGCCGATGCAGGCCAAGCCGCCATCGGCCAGCGCGATCAGGAATAGCCGCCGCTCGCGGTCAAAGTCCTGGTCAACCGGATCGACCACCAGATGCCGAGCGAGCAAGGCAAGATCCGGCGCCTGGTAGGCCTGCTCGGTGTCGGTGAACACGAACTCGCGGATCTCGCGGCCACTGCGCGCAGCAAACAGGGTGGCGCCATCCACATCGCGCGGCGGCACCTGCCGATCGACCAGCGAGCCGATCCGGCTCTGCTGGCGAAGCTGGATATTGGTCGGCGTCAGCGGATCGCCGGTCACGATCCATTCGCCCTGGCTGGTGAACACCTGCAGATGGCGGCCGGCGACCAGGGCGCGGATCGCCGGCACGTCGCTCGCCGCCACGCGGAACGCGATGCCCTCGTCGTCGAGGCCGGTGCCGAGATCGAAGTTGAACGGGTCGCCGGTCCTGGACAGCCACAGGCCGTTCTGCAGATCGCGCGAGCCGCCCAGCACCATCCGGTCCTGGTGGAACGACACGGCTACCGGCCAGCCGCGCGCCGCGCTGAACGCCTGCTCGTCCCAGCTCCGGCTGGGGCCGGTGCTGGTCAAGGTCTCAAGCGCGAGGCCGAGGGCGGTGGTCGTGGTCAGAATGTTGGTGATCAGCACCTGCTTGCCTTGCAGGCGGAAGACCACGCCCAGATGATCGGCGTTGAAATGCGCCGCCGAGGTGGTCAGCGTCACCGTGCCGCTGGTGGCGCTGCTGGTCAGCGTGACGTCCGGATCGGCGAACTTGGCGAAAGGCTGGTGGCTGAGCGAGCCGGTCAGCGCGAACTCCAGATCGTCGAGCGTCCAGCTCGTGTCGGACTCGCGCTTCAGCCGCTGCAGCGGGATGTCCGGATGGGCGATGATCAGGCTCTGGCCGAACTGCGCCCAGCTGATGTCGGCCAGCTCGGCCAGCGACCAGGGGGCGGTCACCGTGTCGCGCAGCACGCCGCCCCGGTAGATGTCGATCTGAAACTCGGTGAACACCAGGACATAGGCGAAGCCGCCGCCGACCTCCATCGCGACCAGCCGGCCCGGCCCCGGCGCGGTTGCGACATAGGCCATGCCCGGCCGCCGGACCACGCCGCCGGTGGTCTCGACCACGACGTTGCGCAGCCGGCCGGCGCCGTTCTCGTAGGCACGCAGATCGGTGCGGCCGAACAGGCGCAGATCGAGCTCGCCGGCCGTGAAGTTGGTCTGGATCAGGAAGGCGCGGGTCATGCCGAGCGCGCCTCGATCAAGGTGAAGTCCTCGACCGCCGACGGGCTGTCCTGCTGGCTGTCGGCCAGCTTGGCGAGGCGCAGCTCGTTGGTGGCGAGCTGGTGCAGCAGCTCGGCGCGGCTGGCGTTCTCGGTGAGCGGCAGGCAGAACTCGGCGGCCAGGCGGTTGACCAGGGCGGCGACGAAGTAGCTCGGAAAGATCGCCTCGTCGGGCCGGCGGATGTAGACCAGCACGACCTCATTGGCATGAGTGTGCAGCTCGCCGGCCACGATCTGGTAGACGAGGCCGCGGCCCCAGCTCTCATCGCCGGCCGAGAGCGCCTTGATGAAGTCGCTCGGCAGGGCGAAGGCATGGTCGAAGTCGGTCACCGGCGGCGTCGGCAACGCGGTCAGCTCGGCCTTGGTGGTCGCGAACGACCAGGGATGAACCGCCAGCAGGGCATCGCGCACGATCTCGTAGAGATGCGTCGCGACCCGCGCCTCGGCCGTGCCCTCGGTGAACGAGCTGATCGGATTGGCGCCGAGCTTCACGAGCGCGCTCGAGCAGAGCTCGATGCTGCTGGGGGCCATGGCCTTGGTCCTCGTGTTGGGGTTCGGGAAGGGAGCGCGGTCAGATATGCCAGCCGAGCCGCGGCGCCAGCCAGCGGCGGAGCAGCTGCCGCTCGACCAGCAGGACCGCGATGATGCAGTCGCCGCGCTGGTAGCCGATCAGGAGCGGCCGGCCGGGCAGCACGTAGACCGTGACCCGCTCCGGCGGTGCCGCCAGCGCCGGCCGCGCGGCGGCGCGCCACAGCTCGACGAAGGGTGCCACCGCCCGCTGATCGAAGATGTAGCGATGTATGCCGGCCTGCTGGGCAAGCACGCTGGCGCTGATACCTGGGCAGGGCGGCGCCGCGGCGGTCTGGTCAGGCATTGCCTGGGCGCCAAGCAGCATTGCCAGGCCGAGCGCCAGGGGCAGAAGTCTCGCCATGGCCATCTCCTGGAGGGACTGGGACCGGCGGGCCCGAAGCGTCAGGCCGGGATCGGCGGTGGCCGGCGCCGGTGCCGGCCACCGCCTCATGGCCGGGCGATGCCGCATGCATCACCCGGCAGGCAGCATCTAGTCGGAGTTCGCGGTGCCGAAGGTGTTCATGTTGGCGACGTCGACCGCGCTGCCGGTGTTGCTGCGCACGACGAACAGGCCGTTCTCCGGGGTGCCGCCGGTGCTGCAGTTGGCCAGGATGAAATCGCCGACCCGCAGCATCAGGACCGCACTGTTGAAGTAGCCGGTGTTGTCGACATCCACCGCGGCATCGGTGGTCTTGTAGTGCCAGAGCGTGAAGCCGTTGGCGTAGGCGAGCACGCTCAAGTTCTGCGAGTTGTAGGCCATGGCTCAGCTCTCCAGGCAGGGCAGCTTGACGACGCCCTCGGCATCGATCAGGCAGGCGCCCTGGCTCATCGAGTTGGAGACGAAGTGGGCGGCGCGATCGCCGTGCCAGGTGACGTCGGTCACCACGTCCTGGCCGATCGCATGGCCGACGGCGCTGCGGTGGTACCAGAAGCAGCGGCGGATGCTGGTCGCGATCGGCAGGCCGCTATGCGGCATCCACAGCGTGCCGAGCCAGCGCTTGGCCTGGGTGCCGCGCCAGGGCAGCTCGTCCGGCCCGACGAAGTCGGCGTTGGCGAACTCCGGGATGTTGAGCAGGTCGGACCACTGCTTCCAGCCGATCACCGCGTAGCGCTGGCCGTCGTCCGGCACGTCCTTGTCGCCGAGCAGCTCGAAGGCGCGCAGCACCTTGGCCTTGGTCAGGCCGTCGGTGCCGGTGCCGGCGGTGGTCGCGGCGGCGTCGAGCGAGGTGATGATCATCTCGTCGGTCTTGCGCCCGAGGGCGAAGGCGCCGGCATTGGCCAGCACCTGGCGCTCGTCGATGTTGATCTTGAGCTCGTCGAGCTGGTCGACCCAGTCGCCGGCGTAGAAATCCTGCAGGGTGCACTCGATCGGCGCGTGGTCGACGTTCATCACCGGCACCTTGCCGTGCCGGGCCTTGGTCGACGCGCTGCCCTTGCCGACCTTCTGGAACACGGTCGAGCTGCCCTGCACGCCGCTCTTGACGCGCACGGTGTTGCGCAGCTTGGAGCCCATCCGCTGATAGGCCTGATGGACCTCCTCCTCAAACTGCTTGATGAAGGCCTGGGTGATACTGGTGGACAAGTTCGTCCCTCCGTTGATCGACATCCGGGAGACGACGCGCGGTTGGTCCTGCGAGACAGGGCCGCGGGTCTGAACGGATCCGCTCCGTTCGGGCGCGGCCGGCCGAGGGCCCATGGCGGCATGGGTGATCCTCGAGGCCGGCGAATTCCGGGCATCCGACGGCTTCGGCGGTCAGCGGCGCTGGCTGATCAGCCATCGACCCAGCCGGTGCCGTCGCTCCAAAAGGTGCCATCCGACCAGGCAGCACCCTGGGGTGGCGGCGTGGCCGGCGAGCTGGTCGGCCGGCCATCGGGGTGCAGCCCGAGCCGCCGGCCGGTCGGCATGCGCAGGGTCGACATGGCTACTGCCGCTCGACGATCTGGACTTTGATCGTGCCGGCGCCGGCCGCTGCCAGGAACGACACGAAGTCGTTGTTGGCGCCGGGATAGATCGGGATCTCGTGCCACACGCCGACCGGCAGATAGGGGTCGTTGGTGGTCGCGACGACGGTGGAGTCGCCTTTCTTGAAGTGCGCGGCGCCGCCGATCGCGATCACGCTGACCACGCCGCAATTGGCTGCGATCGCGGAGCTGTTGCGTGCCGCAGTGGTCTCGTTCGGCACCAGATTGTGGACCGTGCCCCAGGGCATGATCGGCATCGGCAGATCGTCGTCGTCTCGGGCCAACAAGGTGGCCGTCGATCCCTTTGTACGGAGTCGAGCCATGATTCTCTCCTTGGCGGCCGGCTGCCCGGCCGTGGGCGCGTGATCGATCAGGCGGCGGCGCAGCCGGCGGCAGGCCGGGGCCTCAATCGCGGAACAGGCGCTCGTAGCCTGCGGTGACTTCGGCCACAAATGCCGGATCGCGGTCGCGCCAGTAGCGCGGATCGCGCATCATCTGGGCCAGGCAGGCGGTGTCGGCCGCACCACCAGGCGCCTGCGCCTCGCGGATGACGCCAGGCTCGCGCGCCTGCATCATCTGGTGCATGGCGAGCACGCCGTCATAGCTGCCGCACAGCGTGGCGTAGACTTCCTTGGCCAGGTTGGCCTCGGCCCAGGTCTTGATCTGCGGCGCGATCGCCTGCCAGGTCTCGACGCCGCCGAAATGCTCTGCCAGGCGGCCGGCTTCCTGCCGGGCTTCCTGCTCCGCGGCGAGCTGCTCGATCGCTGGCAGCAGATGCTCCGCGGCGAGATCGTAGACGAGCTGTGCCTGGGGCCTCGTGAAGCCGGCCTCATGCAGGCGGGCATTGATCGCAGGGTCCGGCGCCAGCGCCTCGTGCGGCGCATGCACCTCGTATTCGTCAGGCGAGGCCGGCACGCCCAGCACCCGCTGCAGGCGCCGTATGCCGTCCACATCCGAGTGATCGGATGGCAGCGGCACCATCGCGCCGAGCTTGCGCTCGAGCTGCAGGTAGGACTTCAAGAGCGCATCGGTGCGCAGGCTGCCGCTGGCGGCATCCCAGAATTTCTCAGGCACCTCGGCCGGGCGGACTGGGGCGTCGGAGGTAGCGGCGGCCAGCTCGGCCGCGTCGGTGTCCGGCTCGGTGGCGGGAGCGGGTGACAGGCAGGGATCGTCGCTCATCATGGGTTCCGGTGGTGGTCAGCAGGACATCGGGCAGGCGCTCAGGCGCGGCCGCGCTCGACCAGGGCCAGGATCTGCGCAACCACGCAGCGCTGGCCCTCGAGATGACGCAGCTCGGCATCGCTGGCCGCGGGCGGCAGCCGCCGGTCGAGGAAGCCGCGGCGCAGGAAAGCCAGGACCTGCTCGCCGTCAGTCCCGGCAAAGCAGCGGGCGAAGCGGCGACAGAGCTCGTCCTGCAGGCGGTCGGGCGTGCCGTTCTCCGCCCCGGTCCAGGGCCAGTCCGCCAGCAGCTCATGGTCGGTCATGGCACGAGGCTCCACCGCGCTCAGCCGAGAGCGCCGGCCGGCGGCGGCGGCAGCGCGCCAACATCCGCCGGGGCGGGCAGGCGGTCCCGGATCAGGATGCCCGGGACGCCGAGGCGCTCGCCCAGCCAGCGCGCGGTCGCCGGCAGATCAACCGCCTGCATCGCCGCCTCGCCCAGCCGAGCGCTGGCATCCAGCCAGAGCAGTGTGTTCTGCACGTCGTGGCGGGCCTGCAGCCGGGCGAGCGGCGACTTGTGGCGCAGCTCCACGGTCCGGCCATCCAGCGCCAGATCCGGCAGCTCGCCGCGTCGGCGCAGGATCGCGATCGCGCGGGCCAGGAGCGGCGTCAGCAGCTCCGCCTGCAGCCGACCGTAGGTGGCGCCCAGCAGCCTGGCCATCTCGGTGCTGCGCTCCAGCACCTCGGTCGCGGTCATGCGCTGACCGCTGACCGGGCCGAGCCGGTCGACCAGCAGGATGTGCCGGATGCGGCTGCGCAGATCGTCCAGCATCAGGTTGGAGACATCGAACCGGCCAGGCGCCTGGAGCGGGGTCAGGCCGGCCGAGCCGACCGCCTTGGGGATGATGCTGCCCGGCACCAGGCGGATGTTGGCGGGGTTGAGCACGCCGTCATCATCGGCCAGCCAGATCCCGGTGACCGCGATCGAGGCGTTCTTGAGGATCAGCTCGACCACCTTGTTGACCGTCTTGATGTCGGGCAGGGCGGTCATCACCGGCGAGCGGCCATAAACCTCGGATGCGCCCTTCAGCCAGCGGAAGCTGATGAACGGCGAGGTCGCGAAGTGACCCTCCTTCAGGACCAGCGTCGGCGTGCCGGGGTCGGTCAGGATCGCTGTATAGGCAAAGCCGCCATCCGCGGGCAGGACCGCCTCGACCACCTGCACGCTGCGCGCCGGATCGGCGCCGTGCTCGGCGCAAAGCTGCTTGGGCAGCGGCGCGGCCGGAAACAAGGCGAGCAGGGCGCTGAGCGGCAGCCGGCGGTGGCGGAAGTGGCCCTGGATGCGCTCGTCCGCGCCGGCCTCGAACACCATCTCGGCCATCGGCACGGCGATCAGGCGGAACGCGCTGAGCCCGCCGAGCGGCGCCTCCTCGAACAGCAGGGTGGCATTGCCGACCGTGACCAGATCCAGGAACGCTTGGTGCATCTCGACCGCGAAGTTGGAGCGGTCGAGATGGCCCTGGATCCGTTGGGTCGCGGCATCGAGCAGGCTGGCCAGGGGAGGCCGGTCGACCGGGTCCACCGCCAGCCCGGGCACCAGCCCGAACCACTCCGACCAGGGTGGGGTCAGCTCGGCGAGCAGCGAGGCGGCGAGCTGCTCGACCGCATCGGTCGCGGTGCCGTCGAACAGCCGCTCGGCATGGTTGCGTGCCGGCTCGAACTCGGCGCCCAGCCCGGCGCCGCGCTGCGGCAGGGCGTAGGCGTAGCAGTCCCGCCAGAGCCCTTCCCATGGGCGCCGGCGGCTCTTCGCTCGCTGAAAGCGCGAGAGGATGGCTGCGACCGAAAGGTCACCCATGCAGGCTACTCCATGTCAGCAGGAAGCGGCGGCGAGTAGATAATAGGTTTATATTCTTATAATTGCGTGTTGTCAAGCTTTAGACCGGCGGGGCTGCAGAATGCCGGGCTTGACCGCGGATCGACTTCAGCCCAGTTGGCAGCGTCGCGGTCGCGCAGCAGCCATCGATAGAGCTGCCACGGAGTCAGCACGCGTGAGGCGCGCAGGCCTAGCGCACGCTTGGCCACGCTCACGCAGGTCAGCGGCTCGAGCGAAGGCAGAATCGGCGGCGTCGGGGCATCGGTCCAGCCCATGAGGACGCGATGGCCGCGCTCGACATAGAATGTGGCGAGATCGAAATCAGCAGGCAGCCGCAGGCGCTGCAGCTCCAGGCGATGTAGCAGCGGGTCGCAGGCGAGCCATTCGTCGTCCAGCCGCAGGACCACGAAGCAGTGCCTAAAGCCCGGCCGCAGCCAGCGCAGCCAGCGGCAATCCGGCCGATCGACGAACACCAGCAAAGCGCGGCGAGGGTCGTTGTCAGGGGCAAGCGCGGCCGGCCGGCCGGGCGGGATTGCAAGCTGAGACAT